CCTGCCGACCGTTGTTGAGGTAGCTCACCTCTTGGTCGACCGTGGCGACATCGTGAATGGTGGTTTCCGGCGCCATGTTAACCTCCTCTTGGTTGATCGCGGCCTTGCCGCACCTCAAGGCTATCATAGCAGGGTGGCGGATGTCAAGCGAGCCAAATCGCAGGGCGATTGCGGGATGGCAGGGTTTCCAAACCTCAGACCCTCTAAACCTACCCTCAGTTAAATGGCAGGCCCTCGGCGCAGGCGCATCAACCTATTGTGGGTTAACGCCTCACGCGCCCAGATGTGGCACGCGTGCCACTCGCGCGAAGGCAGGCATCAACCCGATCTCGGTTAAATCAACCGGCTCGCGGTTAAAAGGCCCCCGGCGGGGAAAAAATCGACGCGCGCGTACGCGTGTGATATGGCCACAATACGCGCGAACCGATATTGCCGGGTGTATGGCACCTTGCGAAAAGCCTCCGATCCTGCCACTTCTGGCGGGAGCGAGTTGACACCGCCAACCACGAGGAGGACGCATGGCAGGCTTCGGCCTCAACCAAACCGAGCAGCGGTTCGTCGAGGCGTTCGTCAAGCACGGGGACCGCGCCGCCGCGACCAAGGCCGCCGGCATCTCCCGCGAACGCGGGCGGCAGATCATCAAAGAGCCGCGCGTCATGGCGGCTATCGAGAGCAAGAACCGCGAGAAGCTCCAGAGCGGCGCCGTCGTCGCCCTGGGGGTGCTTGAGGAACTGATGGTCAACGCCACGTCGGAGAACGTGAAGCTGAACGCGGCCCGCGACTGGCTGGACCGCTCCGGCTACCGGCCCGAGCACAACTTCCGCAGCGCCGACAGCCGGGCCGGCGACGAGAACATCGAGGACCTCAAGCAGCGCATCCGCGACCTCAGCCGCGACCTGGGCCTGGGCTTCACCGAGGCCGAGGCCGAAACTATTGACGACCAGAGGTCTTTGGCGCCCACCCACCCTCCCGATCAAGGAGCATCTGCTCATGGCGCGGAACAAGGGGAGCCGGAAGGCTCAGACGAGGACCCGGCGGAGGAAGCCGAGGAGCCCAGTGTTCCAAGCGGGCTTCATCCGGCGAGCCGGTCCCGTAACCCAGAAGCGTAAGGACCTCGACGAGGCAGAGGCCATCCAGGAGGGCCTAGATGAGTACCGAGCAGAACGATACGGCGAAGCTGACTGAACTCAACGAGCTTCTCGAACGCCTGGAGACGCACCGGGCCTACAACCAACTGGACTGGTATGAGCCGGCCCCCAAGCAGAAGGAGTTCCACGATGCGGGCAAGCGGTTTCGTCAGCGTATGCTCATGGCTGGTAACCAGACCGGCAAGACGCTTGCGGCGGGCATGGAGGTCGCTATGCACGCCACCGGCCTATATCCCTCTTGGTGGAACGGCGTGCGTTACAAGGAGCCCAACCACTGGTGGGTCGCAGGCGTCACCTCGGACAGCACGCGCGATAACCCCCAACGCATCCTCCTCGGGCGCGGGCGCAACTGGGGCACCGGTACGATCCCCGCAGACCGCCTCGCCGGGTCGCCGTCGATGGCCAGGGGAACCCCAGACGCTGTGAACTCGATCTCGGTGCTGCACGTCTCCGGCGGCATCAGCACGATCAAGTTCAAGTCCTACGAACTGGGCCGCGAGAAGTGGCAGGGCGAGACGCTCGACGGCATCTGGTGCGACGAGGAGCCCCCGGCGGACGTGTACGATGAGGCCGTCACGCGCCTGAACAAACGCAAGGGCCAGATGCTGCTGACCTTCACGCCGCTGCTCGGCATGACCGAGGTCGTCCGGCGCTACCTGGAGCCGGCGCCCGACGACAGCGGCAAGAACCTGCGCTGCGTGGTCCACATGACGCTGGACGACGCGACGCACTACACCGAGCAGGAGAAGCGGGAGATCGAGAGCCAGTACAGCGAGGCGATGAAGGAGGCCCGCGTGAAGGGGCTTCCGATGTTCGGTGAGGGCCTCATCTACCCGATCCCGGACGAGCAGATCGCCATCGAGCCCTTCGACATCCCGCCGCACTACCGGCACATCTGCGGGTTCGACCAGGGCATCAACCACCCCTCGGCTCTCGTCTGGATGGCGTACGACGCCGACCGCGACATCGTGTACATCTACGACTGCTGGAAGTCGCCCGATGTGCGGATCGCGGACATCGTGCAGGCGTACCGCAAGCGCGGCGACTGGATACCGGTGGCGTGGCCACATGATGTGGCTCGGCGCGATCCAGGGGCTACAGGTCGCCCCTTCGCGGAACTGTTCCGCCAGGAGGGCATGAACATGCTGCCCGAGAGCGCCGCGCTCGATCCGAAGAAGCGCGGGCCGCAGCCGCGTGAGCCGATCATCGGCTTCGCGGAGCAGCGGATGCGCGACGGGCGCCTCAAGGTGTTCCGCAACCTCCGGGAGTGGTTCCGCGAGAAGAACCAATACCACCGCCGCGAGGGGCAGGTCGTGGACGAGAACGACGACCTCCTGAGCGCCATGCACTACGGGCTCATGGAGCTTCGCTCGGCCAAGCCGTACAAGAGAAAGTTCCAGCAGCCAGCCCAGGCGGTTGATACGGACCCTCTGGGATCGTACCTTCCGAGCCAGGGCAGTTGGCTATAAGGAGGACCTCCTATGCTCAAGCGCATCTTCATGATCGCCCCGATGGGCGCCGCTGGCGGGGCCGGCTCCGCTGGTAGCTCGGCCAGTTCTAGCGCAAACCAAGGCACTGCGAGCGTTTCCGGCACTGGCCCAAGCGGCGTTGTCGGTTCCGCGTTCGGTGGCCGCGCGTCTGACATGGCCTCGAACCCCGGTCAGGCTGCGGCGGACGCGTCCTCGGCTGAGGGTGCCGGCCTCGGCGGTGGCTTCGGCGGTAGCGACCGAGGTGGCGGCGGCGCTGGCCGCAACAACAACGCCACGGGCGCGTTCGGCGGTAAGGACACGCCATCGAAGCCGACCGGCGGTAACGACCCTGGCCGCGATAGCACCCAGGCCGCTCGCGAAGGCACCCAGAAACCGCCGGCAAGTGGCCGCACTGAGAACCCGAAGGCCGGCGGCGGCAATAAGGGATCGAGCGGCAAGAAGCCGGACGGCAAGAAGGGCGGCAAGGGCAAGTCCGAAGGAGCCGGCCCCCGGCGTCGTCCGCGCGGCGGTGGCACCATCCTGACCGGTGAGGACGACGAAGGTCCCGGCAAGCTCCGTGGCCGCACCAATCGTCCCACACTGCTTGGAGGATCGTAACAATGGGTCTGTTCAGTTCGCCTGATCCACCTGAACCGCCTCCTGTTCAGCCGGACCCGGAGCCGCCCAAAAAGAAGGACCAGCAGACCCAGAAGGCCGGCGAGGAGCAGCGCCGTCGCGACGCCCGTCGTAAGGGTCGCGGCGGCACCGTGCTGACCGAGCGCGGCGATGATGATGGTCCGCAGCCGCTTGGGCGCACCGGGCGCAAGAAGGGTGCTGGCGAACGCGGCACTCTGCTAGGAGGCTAAAATGGATCGAGTGCAGCATCGACCGACCAGGACGGTCCCGCCCTTTGACTGGAAGCGGCGGGATCGTCGCGTTCTGCGGAAGATCGCCACTGGCAACTCCCTGCATCGGTCCCACATCACAGCGGAGGAACACGATGGCCAGCAACAAGGACGGCGGCGATCTCGTGAAGAAGCTCAAGCGCAGGGTGATGCGCGACAACGACGACGTTAAGAGCGAGGGCGACGCCATCGCCATCCTCAAGGACCAGGGCATGGTCAAGCAGGACGGCGACGGGCTCAAGCTCACGGACAAGGGCGCGAAGGCTGCACGCGGGTAACGCCTGGGGCGCACACGGCGAACCGACGCAGGGCATAGGGCGTTGCCCTCCTGACCCCACAAGGCCAGGACCAAATGACCGATTAGCTGCGGGTCCGGTGAGAGCCGCGCCCAGGATCACCGGCCCGCACCGCAGCTAAACGAGGAGGACAGATGGCACAGCAAAAGGACCCGGCTCTCAAGCTGTTCGAGGGCGCGGAAGCAGACCGCCGGAACTGGGAGGCGCTGTGGCAAGACGTGGCCGAACTCGTCCTGCCCCGGCGCGATTTCACTGTGCAGAGGTCGCGCGGGACTGAGCGCCAGAACCGCATCTTCGACAGCACGGCGCAGAAGTCCGCTGGTCTGCTTGCTGCCGGGCTCCAGCAGTTCATGGTCAACCCGCAGACGAAGTGGTTCCAGCTTCGTGTGCCCGGCCTGGACGAGGACCGCGAAACCTCGCTGTGGCTCGGTGAGGTCCGCGACCTGATGCTCCAGAAGTTCAACGAGCCGGACGCGAACTTCTTCCCGACCACGCACGAGGGCTTCCTGGACATCGTTGCGTTCGGCACGATGTCGATGTTCATCGACGACCGGGACGGCGACATCCGGTTCATGAGCCGTCCGCTGCCGGAGGCGTACATCCAGGAGAACGAGCGCGGGAAGATCGACACCTACTTCCGCAAGTACAAGCTGACCAACCGGCAGGCCGCTGAGCGGTTCGGCGCCGAGGCCGTCCGCCAGTCCAAGGCGCTCTCTCGCGAGCTTGACCGGCTCGAACTCCAGAAGGAACACGAGTACATCCAGGCGGTCCTGCCGAACGACGCGTTCGACGCGACCAAGCATAAGCTGAACACCAACAAGCCGTGGGCCTCGATCCACTTCCTGAACGAGGCCGAGAAGCCGAAGATGCAGTTCAGCGGCTTCGACAGCTTCCCCTTCATCGTGCCTCGGTGGGCCAAGGTCACCGGGGAGACGTACGGGCGTAGCCCGGCGATGGAGGTGCTGCCGGACATCCGTATGCTCCAGGAGATGAGCAAGACGGTGATCAAGTCCGCGCAGAAGGTGGTCGATCCACCACTGGCGGTGCCGGACGACGGGTTCCTGCACCCCGTCCGCATGATGCCCGGCGGGCTGAACTACATCCGCACCGGCCAGGACCCGAACCAAGCGTTCGCCCCGATCACCTCGGGTGGCCGCGTGGACATCGGCCAGGATATGATCGAGGCCCGGCAGCAGGTCGTGGCCGAGGCGTTCTTCGTGAACGCCCTGGTCGGCATCATGCAGCGCGGGAACTCCTCGCCGCTCAAGGCGACCGAGGTGGCCGCGCGTCAGCAGCAGGCGCTGCGGGCGCTGAGCCCGGTGGTCAGCCGTCTCCAGAATGAGTTCCTGGGGCCGCTGATCGACCGCGTGTTCTCGCTGATGCTCAAGAACAACATGCTGCCGGAGCCGCCGTCGCAGGTGCAGGGCGCGAACATGAACGTCGAGTTCGTCTCCCAGGCCGCGACCGCCGCGCAGCAGACCGACGCGGACAACATCCTGGCGTGGCTCCAGCAGGTGATCCCAATGATCAACGTGGACCCGCAGGCCGCGTCGAACATCGACGTGGACAAGGCGATCCGTATGCTGGCGGAACTGAACAACGTGCCGCCGGAGGTCTTGACGGACCCCGAGCAGGTGCAGCAAATCCGTCAGCAGTCCACGCAGGCTGAGCAACAGCAGCAGCTTGCGACCCTGCTCAAGGAGGCGGGTCCGGGCATCAACGCTCTGGCCCAGAGTTCGGAAACCCTGGCAAGCGTGACGAGTAGGAACAATGAGCAGTAACCACCGCGAACAACTGGTCGAGGACTACAAGTACGCGTTCAACTCGGACGCCGGGAAGCGCGTCCTTGAGGACCTCTGCCAGTTCACTCGCTTCCAGACGCCCTCGTTCGATGAGAGCGAGGACACGTCTGGTCGCAAGATGGCGTTCCGTGAGGG